TCGTGGTTTATACCTTTCCCATATATACGAGTATCTCCCTGTTTCACTGACTATCTAATTTCCACCCCAAAAAGATGGTTTCTTGCTTCCAGGTGAAAAATGCAAAGGAAGGGAATGAGTGATACCAAGCAAAGGGGTTTCCACCTGTAGGGGGAATACTGGGAAAGAGTGTTACCAAGCATTAGACCTTTTCCAGAAGGGGGGAAAAGAGTGATACCAAGCAAAACGGGATTCCCACATGGGGGGAATACAGGCCAACAAGCCTGGCCGAAACTGGCCCTGGCCGATCCAGCTCGGATTTCACCTGTGCAAAGAAAGAGGGGCCCCCCGTAGAGGACCCCTCGCTGTGTTTCGTTATCGATTACTCGGTAACGGGCAAGACCTGGCTGCCGAACTCTCGCTTGGCACGGTCAAGGAAAGCAGTCTTGCTTTCCGACCTGCCCCGCAAGAGCACCTTGGCATCCACGGTCGCCAGCCCTTGGAAGGCAAGGGAGTCCGCCTCGGCCGTCATTCCGACGAACCCGACGAGGCGACCACCGATGCCAGCCCGAAGGGGCAGGATGATGTAGGACATTGCGTGTCTTTTGTTGCTTTTTAACCACGGCAGGGGAACCGCCCCCCACCCTCAAAGTTCGACTGTCAATCAACAGGCTGACGGAGACACTATACCATATTTCCCCCTATCTGTCTAGGGGGGTAAACAGGGTATTAGGGAAACTGATAGGGGGTATTAGAGTGATACTAAGCAAAATAATGTTTCCATGCGGGGGACCAAGATAGCCAGCCAACCGGGTCGTCAACAGATCTTTAAACGAATAAGTGGACACAAAAAAGGGAGACCCCGTAGGGCCTCCCTGTTGTCTTTACTGTTTCAACCTCGCCTTGCTCGCCTGACCTGTTTCAACTTTTCCTTTAGTGCCCTGACCTTTTCCTTTAGCCACCTATTTTCTTTCCTATACTTCCTGCACTTTATGGTCTGACCCTTTGCGTGCATCCTGGAATGGTATTGGTTGTTTCTCGCTTTCTTTAAGTTTCGCCTTAATTTCTCTATTTTGATAACTAGGATGCAATGCGATTGGAGGTATCCCCTCCCCTCTACTTTAGTCTGTTGCGTTTCTACTGTTTCGGTTGGTTTTTCCATTGTGTGTGGTGGGAAAGACAGAGGGTCAGTTTCCTGACCCTTCCAATCCTTGGCACTTCTGCTTTAGGATTCCAATCCCTTGCGGGTTGGCTGACAGTCACTTATTCGGTGACAGGCAGGGTATCGGTGCCGAAGACCCGCTTGGCACGCTCAAGGAAGGACGACTTGCCCTCCGAGCGGCCACGCAGGATGACCTTGGCATCGACAGTGGCAAGGGACTGGAAGGCCGCCGCATCCGCCTCAACGGAGATGCAAACGAAACCGACCAACCTGCCACCGATACCCGCACGGAGCGGGAACACCACAGACGACATCTGTATTAGGGTATTTTTCGATGGTTTAACCTTGGAAAGTGGGACAGGGTGACTTACCCTAGGGAATCCCGCCCTTCCTTCAAATTTGCTACTTTTTCGACTTTCAGAGAACCGCAGGGAGGCTTCCCTCACCTGACAAAGACAGTATACCACACCTAGCCAATGCCGTCTACTGAACAGGTGTTCACTAGTGCCGTAACTTGCTCCGCAAGTCACTGATTACCAACGACTTACGCCGACACACAATTGTAACATTTGTAAACGCTGGTTTTACCTTATTGAGACGCTTGTTGAGACGGGGGCGGGGGGGGTGAGACCCCTGTTACTGTGATAGAATGTCGACGGATTCACACGGATGGAATTTTTTTGCAAAAAAGAGCTTGCATTATTAGGTAAATGCTGGTATGTTTGTGAATATGGCAACATACAAGGGAAAGAAAGTGGCGTTGAACAGGCCTTTTAGGACGCCAGGCGGGTCTAAGAAGTCTGCTGTTTATGTGAAGGGTCGAGACGGGAAGGCTAGGATTGTTCGTTTTGGGGACCCTAAGATGAGCATCAAGAAGCACGACCCGAAGAGGCGAAAGAGTTTCAGGGCTAGGCACAAGTGTGCGAATCCTGGGCCTAAGACTAAGGCGCGCTACTGGAGTTGCAAAGCCTGGTAAATTTATGGACAACTACATTGACTACAACCAAGTGACAGAATCATCCATTGCCAAGGAGAGGGGTCTTACCCGTGTGCGCATGAGAAAGCTTCGTGAGAAGGCGAAGCAGGACATTCATTGGTACAAGGCGCCCGACATTGGAACACGCAAGGGACCCGTTTGCTGGACCGACGAGGGCCTTGAGTGGCTCGATGGGGAGCTGGGTACCCCTGAGGGGGGCAAAGGGCTTCCTGGGGCCTCTGAGGAGGTTTTTGGCAGGGTTGTGCAGAAGCCCATGAACCAGAAGCTGCTTGTCTGTGAAATCAGGGGTAGGGGTGAAAAAGTTCTTGTCAGAAATCAAAAGAACTTCAAGATAGGCATGCTTGTTCCCGTCAAGCAGGTTGATGGCAACATTTACATTGCCACCAAGCATCCGAACCATGCGGGCAAATTTCTATGAGAAAGAGCACTAACAATAAGGGTGAGAAGGCCATTGAGTCCGTTTGGGGCAAGGGCTCGTGCTGCGGTTGCAGCAGAACCAAGAATTACAAGGGCAATGATGTCGGCTCAAAATACTCCAAGCCCTCAAAGCGGAAGTAATCCGCTGAGAAGTTGGCCGCCCCCCAACATCAGCCATAGCGATATGGCCACGGCGGAGCTGTTGATTAAGGCACAACAGCAGAATCACGACAACTTCTACATCTGGAACCGCAGACAGATGGCTTCCCAAAAAATCGGAAGTCGCCCTAACGGGCGACAGAGAAGCAATGCCTGATGTCAATTTGAGGGAGGACCCTCGTTTTGGTGATGTCAGAAAGTACATTACTTCAACTGGTAGTGACCTCGGCGGAAACTATTATGAGGGGCAACACATCTCAAATCCCAGGATAATTGTTCAGAACATGGATGCCGAGCAGATAACTGCGGCATTGCAAAGGTACCTTGCTGTAACAAGCGACTTTGACGACCTCGGCGTAACCTATTCCGACAACACCCCAGATATTGTTGATTTTCCAGAAGAGTCTGTTAAAGTTCTAAGGACAAGGCTTGGTCAGGCACAAAAAGCAAACCCAAGGCTAAGGGGTGACAAGCTTATACAGGTGGCTGCGGCAATAGAAGCTGGAACTGGCCAGGCAAGAAGGAAGCCAGGTGAAATTGTTTTGGATTCGGAACTAAACAGGGTCAAGCCGCAGGACGAACTGAAACAGATGTTGGCTAGAAACAACGAAAGAATCGACGCTATAAGCGAAAGGTACAGAAATATTTCTGACAGGGCAATTGGGACATCCTTTGTCGACACGCTTGTTAATGACAAAGGAGTTGGACTTTGGAATATTCCAGAAAGCCTCAGGGGTGACGCTTACAGAATCCTGAGGGATGTCGGTGGTCCGAATCCAAATCCTTTTGAAAAAAACCCAGCGCTTGGAGATTTTGTTAAATCTGGAACAGTAAGGGGGACCGACCATTTTCAGGCACTAACTTACAGCGCAAGAAACGCCCCTCTTCCCAACTATTGGGGTGATGATGGAAGCGCAATTGCGGTTATTGACGAAGGGCTTTTTTCAAAAAATCCCAACTATGAAATCACAAAGGCTCACGACAATCTTAGAAGAACAATTGGTGCAGACGGAAAAGACAGGTATCTGACTTGGGACCCAGCAGACCCACTGGACTCAAATGGAAGAACTGCTGGTCTTTCAACGCCAAACATAGACACTGGTTACAAGGGCCCAACATGGCTAAACACAGAGCTAGACCCAAACAATATTAAAACCAGGGTGTGGAACAGGATGTCGGATAATGAAAAGGCGCTGGCAATTGCAAACGCCAGGGAATCCGATGGGCCGTTTGGCAGCAACAACATCGCAGGTAGGATTCTTTCTGCTTCTGGCATAGATGAGAAATACCCAAATTCACCTGGACAAAAAACCATTGTCGAGGAAGTTAACACTGGAGTTGGAACAACTGGCACAAGAAGGGTTTCATCAGAAAGTTCTTTTTCAAAAACAAGTCCCTCAACAATATCTGAAAAGCTTGACAGGATTTACCAAGATGTGGACAATAGGTACACTGTCGGAAATCTTCTTGGAGCAAATCAACCTTCCACTGATGCGCTTGCAGCTGAGTTTGAGAACATTCCAAAGTTGATTGAACAAAGGTCAGAATCAACTGCACAAAGGGTTGCTGGACTTATCGACAAGTCAAACAGGGTAATCAAAAACTCAGTCGTTAACGATGCTCCGCTTGAGGCATTGCTGGACGGGGAATTTGGAAAGAACGCCGACCTTTTCAGAAGCAAGTTTGCTCCAAGAACCGACAACTCTCTTTTTGCTCCACAAACAATAGAGGTGCTTGATAAGTATTCTGGAAACTCGCTTAATCCCCAGGGAATAATGTCAACCCCCCTGACGGAGGGGGGCATGACAACAAAACAAAAGATTGATTTGAGGAAAATCGGACTTTTTGCAAGCACTGGGGCTGGTATTTCTGACAGATGGTCCGACGAGCTTCTAAGGGAGTTTGATTTTAGAAGCGGACTTACTCCAGAGGCTATGCGCTCCATGAAGTCTGACAAAGAATTGCTGGCATTGATGGACAACATCCTTGGACAGGACGACTTGGGTGGGTTTACTCCACAGATTTCTAATAAGCGAACTCCTGGGCAGGCACTTGTCAGCGACGCTTATAATGCCGTTCTTGAAACGGCTAGCTCGACTGAAGATGTTGTCATGGGACAACTAGATAACAAAAAAACAATTTTCAACAGGCTTTTTGGTTCCAAAAACATTTCCAACGAACAAAAGATTGCTGCAATGAGGGAGCTTCTCAGGCGGTCCAGAGCCGCCCAACTAGCAACGACAGCGCTTGAAAAAGCGTCTGAAACGGCTGATTCAATTGATGAAATTGTCATGGCGCAAAACAAGATACACAATCTAAAAAACAACCCAGACCCAGAAATCAGGGCTGCCGTTTTGCAGGAACTTATTGAAAGATACGCAGGAATTGCTTCATCGTCGCAAACAAAAAACCTCAAATACACAAGCGCAACACCAAATCTTTTGAGAAGGGTTCTTCCTGGTGCAAACGCTGGTATAAGAATTATTCACGACCCCAACCCCAATCCCATCACAAGAATTCATGTTCCTACAAATCAAAACCAGGGCGTACACCTGCAGGGTTTTGGAACAGCATTTGATAGTGTTGAGTTTCCTTCCAGGCCTTCCGATTGGAAAGTTGTTTATGACAAGACAACACCGTTCATGAAGAGGCCACTTTCAACTCATCTTGCAAATTTGACAGCCGATGCCCAAATTCTAAAAAGCCAGGCTCCTCTTATTGGAAAATCACTAAGAAACGATGCTTTGGCGTTCTCAAGGTTTGGCGGAGCTGCCCTTGCAAAGGGAAATGTTGCTTTCACTCCGCTGCAAATAGCAACGCAAGGTGCTGCTGCTGGAGGAGCGTTTGACCAAAATAATGTTCCTAGACACATGACAAGGGAATATGGCATGTCTGACCCGCTTGGTGTAAGACCAGTTGTTGATTCAGTCATGCAGTCGCTTGGTGTTTCTGGCTCAGAAGGACCCTCTTACTCTCAAAGGGTAAACGACCCTCAGTGGATGGAACAGCAGCCCTTGTTCGGCCCCATTTATGCTGCTACAACTGGCAACCTTAAGCCGCTTGGTGCTTTCGCAGCAGCCTATCTTCCTGGTCTTGACCCTAATGATTTCCAGTGGAGCAATCAAGAAACGAAAAAGAAATGAGCATTGTAGACAAACTAACACCACATCCAGTGATGAAAATACCGTCATTGGAAGAAATGAAGCTTCTTGCTGAGAAAATCGGCCCAGAAAAGCTAAAGGAAACGCTAGAAATGCGTGAGGAGATGATTCGCCTTGAGAGAGAGGACCCTTATAGGCATGGTTATGAGCCAGCACACTGGCGTGATGCTGACGAATTGTTTAACAACAAGACGGAAATCTGCATTCTTGGCGGCAACAGAGCTGGTAAGACTGAGTGGGCAGCAAAAAAGGTCATCAAAACACTCATGGAAAAGCCTGGCGCCCGTGTTTGGTGCCTTCACACCACATCGCAATCGTCAGTTCAGATGCAACAGAATGTTGTTTGGAAGTATATGCCCAAGGAATTCAGGGGTTTGAAGAAAAATAAGGTTACAAACATTCAATATAGCCAGAAAAACGGATTTTCAGACAACACATTCATCCTGCCGAACACTTCCCAGTGCTTTTTCATGAATTATTCGCAGGACAGGGATGTTATCGAGGGTGGTGAGGTTGACTTGGTGTGGTGCGACGAGCTTGTTCCGCTGGATTGGATTGAAACGCTTAGATATCGTATCGTCACAAGGGGTGGTAAGTTGATTGTTACATTTACTCCAATCAATGGATACTCTCCTGTCGTCAAGGAGTATGTGGCAGGTTGCAAAATTGAGAAGTCTTTGGAGGCAGACATGCTTGACCCTGAAAATCAACATGTAAGTGGGTGCAAAGTCGGTCATATGCCTTATATTGCATCATGTTATGGAAAAAAAGACTCGTCAGCGATGTGGTTTCACTCCAAGCTCAATCCCTTCAACCCATATGAGAACCTCAAGAAGACGCTCCAAGGCAAGACGAACTACGAAATCAAAATCCGTGCTTACGGTTACGCCGAAGCCCTCGCAGGTACGCAGTTTCCTCGATTCAGCGATTCACACATACTCAGTGCTGAGAAAGTTCCTGAGGAAGGCACAAACTACATGGTGGTTGACCCAGCTGGTGCAAGGAATTGGTTCATTCTTTGGCTCCGTGTATCAGAAGACGGCACGGGTTATGTCTATCGGGAATGGCCAGACATCTCGCTCGGCGAATGGGCGCTTCCTGGCGAAAAACCAGACGGCAAGAGGGGTTTGGCGCAAAACAACGGGTCGGGAAGAGGTCTAAACGAGTACAAGGAAATCATCAGAGAGCTAGAGGGGGACGAACAAATCGAAGTCAGGTACATTGACCCTCGTGCTGGTGCCACCCAATCTGTCGGCAAGGAAGGTGGCACATCTCTGATTGAACTTCTTGCAGAAGACCCTGACCCGATGCTTTTTGAGCCGTCCGCTGGCGTTAAGCAGGAACAGGGCATTTCGATGATTAACGACCTGTTCTCCTACGACAACAATCAGCCAGTGTCGCCCATAAACCAGCCCAAGTTGTTTGTTTCCGAAGATTGCCAAAACCTAATCTACTGCATCAAGGAGTGGACTGGGCTTGACAAGGAAAACGGAGCCAGCAAAGACCCGATTGACTGTCTTAGGTACCTTGTTGTTATGAATCCTATTTACACTGACGAGGACTCGTTTAAGGCTGTCGGCGGGGGCTCATATTAGTTCTTGACTTTTCAAATAAATAATATCTAATAACCAAACGCTCAGAAAACGCATGGAAAAAGAAAACTACAAATACCGCAAGGATAAGTTGGCATTCGTTACCGATTCACCAGATATTGAATATCTGTGCGATGAGTATGAGCGTTCCATCTTCAACGGAGGAAATGTCTCAAGATTCAACGAAAGCGACAACATTAGGCTTGCGAGATGGGACTCACAGTCCGAAGACGGCAAGAAGTGGTCCCACAACATGGAGTCTGGCCAACAGGCTTTCCCTTTCGAGGGAGCCTCGGATGTGAGAGCCAGGGTTATCGACAGAATCATCAACGAGATGACATCCAACCTGATGACTGCCTGGCAGCGTTCATCGCTTAGAATCAGCGGCATTGACATCTCCGACGCATCAACGGCTGGTGCAGCCCAGCTTCTCATGAAGTGGGTTACCCAAAACAAGCTTCGCTCGGAGCTGGAGAAGGAGTTCGAACTTTGGATTCAATACACTCTTACATACGGTTGGTCGGTAATGCACATTGGTTGGGAACAGCGACTGGCAAAGCGATGCATCAAGCTGACGCTTGACGAGCTTACAGTTCGTTCCGCCGAGAACCCCATGCTCAGCGTAATCGTTGACGCAATTAAGGTTGGCGAGTACAGCGACATTGTTACAGATGTCCTGGTCAACACATTTGGCATGACCAAGAAGGAGTCTGGAAAGTTCTTCAGGGACATGGGCAAGGAAGGCGTTGCTGATATCTACGAGTCCTATGTGTCAAAGAACCTTCCTGTTGTTGCGGCACTCAAGCCCTATGACGAGTTTGCCGTACCCCCTGAAACACTGGACCTTCAGGACGCAAGAGTTGTGTTCAGGAGAACATTCATGACCGAGGTTGAACTTCGTTCAGCAGCAATTGCAGAGGGCTGGAGCGAGGAGTTTGTCGAACAGGCTTGCGAGACACAAGGTAAGTCAAACTTCTACGAGATGAGCAACCTTGTTCCAGTCTCGGAGCACCTTGCTGGCACCCTCAACAAGTCGGACAACCTGGTTGAGATTGTTTACGCTTACAGCAAGCAAATCACTGAAAACGGCACACCTACCATTTATTACACAATCTTCTGCCCGAATGTCAGGGAAGATTTCTACGCCAAGCACGAGATGCTTGACTACGCACACGGGGAGTACCCCTTCATCGAGCTTCGTCAGGAAAACATCAGAAGAGCAATTTGCGAGTCAAGGGGCATTCCCGAGCTTTCATTCACCGACCAGGAGGAAATCAAGGCCCAGCACGACTCAATTCGTGACAGAACCGCACTTGAGACAGTCCCCACAATCCTGGCCAAGAAGCGTACTGGCGTATCTAACAGGGTTGGTCCTGGAGTCATCCTTCCTGTGCTTTCAAAGGACGATTACTCATACATGCCCCCGCCCCCTGGAACACCCCAGCTTGCGTTCAACTTGATTGAAAGAGTTGAGATGAAGCTTTCTGAATACTATGGCCTGTACCATCCAGCCGTGCCTCAAATCAAGACTCAGATTAGGCAACAGTTCCAGGTTAACAAGTTCCTAACGGCATCATCCCAGGTTTACAGGCAGGTTTTCTCGCTTTGCCTTCAATATATGCCAGCAGAACTTATTGAAAGAATCACTGGCTCCAGGATTGATGTCTCCCCCAACGATGTGAACACAATGTACGACTTCTGCGTTAAGTTTGATGTCAGAGAGCTGGATGTTGATTGGAACATTGAAAAGCTTCAGGCAATCTCGCAGTTTGCCCTTCCGATGGATAACATCGGCGTTATTGACAGAGCCAAGCTCCTTGAGAACATCGTCAGGGCTATTTCGCCTGATGTTGCCGAACAGGTCATCATTGACCAGAGAAACGCCTCTCAGAAGACATATGACGACATGCAGGTGGAGGCCGCCAAGATGCTCATGGGCATCGAGCCTAGGTATCCTGAGAACGACCCTCAGGCCCAGCAAAAGATGCAGGCAATGCAGGACATTGTTGGCAAGTCAATGAAGGCTCAGCAGATGCTTTCAAGCGACCCCCAGGCACAGGCAATCTTCCAGAATTACATGAAGTCCCTGCAAATGTCCGTGTCGCAAGAGCAGAACAAGGTTATTGGCAGGACTGGCGTGACACCCGTTTCGGACGAGATGATGCAGGAACAGGCTCCTACGGCTCAGCCCCAAATTTAACAATGGAAGACAAAATCAATAAGTCGTTGCAGTTTGCCCAAAATGACCTTTGGGACTCTGTGCTTACAGTAATTGACACAATTGTTAGCAGTGAGGTTGATATTGCTATCTCTCAGGACCTAACAAACGAGGCAAGGGCTCACCAGTGCGGTAGAGCAGAAGGTGCAAAGGCTGTTAAGTCTGTGTTGCTTGATTTGTACGAACAGGCAAATTCCCAGAAGTACTCTGCCAAAACAAAATAGGTTAATATACCTTCTTGACAAAACAAAGAAAACTGGGACAATTCAATTAGATTTCTGCATTAGATTAAATGCTGTTTATGCAAAATAACGAAAATGAAGTTAACGGGTCTTCCCAAACCGTGGAACAAGAGGCTCCTACCACTCTTGCAAGTCGAACAATCGCTGACCAAATCAGCGATATCCTGTTTGGAGGAACACAGGAAGAGCAACAGCCCGAAGGCTCTCAACAGACGGGCGAAGTCCAGACGGAGGACAAGTTCGAGGAATCATCCAGCGACACTGAGTCAGGTTGGGAAACCAGCTCAGAAGAGGAAGAAAACCTTGAACCCAAGGCCGAGGATGGCGAAGACCAGGTTCATTCACAGACAAATCAAGACGGTCAGATGGAAGAAGAAGTTCTTCCCAATGGCGTTCAAAAGCGGATTAACAAGCTAACTGCAAGAAACAAGGCTTATGAGGAGAAGATTTCTTCTCTTGAGACTAAGCTTACAGAGCTTGAGCAGAAGCTTTCTACCGATACCAAGTCCACACAGGAGCCCACGAGGGTTGTCACGGAGAATCCTTTCTCCAACCTTGATACTATCGAGAAGGTCCAAGCAGAAGCCGAGAACGCCCGTTGGCTGAGATTCAAGTGCGAGGAGAACCCTGACGGGTTCCAGCTCGGTGATTCTTACATTGATGCCGAACAGGTCAGGAAGATTAAGGTCAATGCTCTAAGGGCACTTGAAGAAGACCTTCCGAAGCAGGTTCAGTTCATTAAGTCTCATTCCGAGTTCTCTGCTGCAGCAACCAAGGAATACCCTTGGTGGAGCAAGCCAGAGACCAAGGAACACAAGATGGCTCAGGAGGTACTCAAGAACTTCCCGCAGTTCAGGAATTTTCCTGACTTCCAATTGTTCGTTGGAGACTATGTTCGTGGCTACATGACACGCACTAACTCCAAGCAGCAAAGCGCCCCTGCGAGGGTTGCTCCTGCACTCCAAGTTAGACCCAGAGTTGCCCCTACCCAGGCGACAACCAGAGAGTCTACCGACAGAGGGACATATGACCGATTTGTTAAGTCTGGCGGCAAAGAAGGCCTGGCGAAAATCCTTCTACAGAAGGGCTTCGTTTAATCCAAACCCAAATCCTATACTATCATGGCAATTCTACTCGAAAGAAATAACACATCGGGTCGCAGAGAAGACCTCGCTGACCTCATCTCACTCGTGGACGCTAAGGACACCCCCTTCACCTCAATGGCGAAGAAGGGTGCGCAGCCTGGCAATGTCCTCTTCCGCTGGCAGGCTGACTCCCTTCCTGAGCCCAGAACCACTGGCATCATGGACGGCAAGGATGTCGTGCTCTCTACGGATGCTGAAAACTATGTCAAGGACGGCGGCGTGACCTATCGTGCCGAACTGAGCAATTACATCCAAATCTTCAGACGCACCGTCCGTGTCTCGAAGCTCACGACCAACCCTGTGACCAACATCGCTGGCGTGAAGTCCGAGCTCTCGAACAATGTCGAGAAGGGCATCAAGATGCTCAAGCGTGACATCGAAAAGACCCTCTGCGGCACCAATGGTGCCCAGGCCGAGGCTATTGTCGGCGGCAATGACAGACCCTACCTCACCAGAGGTCTTGACAAGTGGGTTGAAAACATCGCCAATAAGGACGCCACACTTCCTGTTCCCGATGCCTTCTGCACACCCTCAGGTTCGATTCTTCGTGCTGCTGGCGGCCACTCGACTGCCAACCTGGACGAAATCAAGGTCCAGGATGTCCTTCAGAGCATGTTTGAACAGTCTGGCAGATTCCAGGACCTCGACCTCCTTGGCGGCACAAAGCTGAAGAGAGCGTTCACCAACCTGCTGTATACCACCAAGGGCGAGGACGACACCTCCCAGTCCGTGATTCGTACACTGAATCGCAACTCGGAAGATAATGTCTACCGTTCCACGGTTGATGTCTTCGAGGGCGACTTCGGCAGACTCCGCATCCATGTCTCGCAGTTCCTCAAGAACTCGTTCTCGGGCTACATCATCCCGTTTGACATGGTTGAAATCAAGTACGGTGGCCAGGTTGCTGAAGTGACCGAACTGCCCGACTTCGGTGGCGGCCCTGCCAGAAACATCGAGGCTGTGCTCGCCCTGTGCGTCCACAACCCGCTGGCCTTCGGCAAGTTCGACTTCACTGCCTAATGTCTAAGCTCGGCCTCATCGAGTCTCTTACCCAGGTCATTCCTGAGCACCTCCACGCTGAGGTGGCTCAGGAACTTGCCAGGGGTTGGAGGCTCGAAGAGGTTCGGGCGAAGCATGCGGCTGCACAATCGGCTAAGCTCAACAGAAGTCTTGAGCACAGAGAGGTGAAAGGACTGGGTAGGCTCGTTGCACGAATCCCTGCCCAGTCTTTTGCTTATTGGAACAACAGAAAGGGCATGCAAGGCTGCTGGAACGACAAGCAGTTTTTCAAGGAATTCCTTAGGGACAATCCTGAATGTGCCGTAACAAACCAACATAAAAACACAGTCGTAAACGGTGCCAAGGGGTTGTTTGACTCAAGTGGCAAGAAAATCACATGAAGACAATTGACTTCAGCACCATCCTTTTTGAGTCCCTCCAGGTTGCTGGACAGGACAGATACAATATTCAGCCTGAGACATTTTCACAGTTCAGGGACTTTGCCAACGCAAGGCTTAGATTTGCATGGGATGCGTTCGAATGGCCTGATGCAGTAAGGGTTTCAGAGCTTACACTCACAACAGAAAACGGTGTTACATTTGCAGTATATCCAGCCAACGCTGTCGACATTTTGCATGTTTATGTAAACAACCCGCTTTCTACCACCTCGAATAAAGAGGTCAGTTTTAAGATTTATCAGGACGGTGCCACAAAGAAACTTATCTTCCTTAGCAATCCCGAAACAGCATGGGTGGAGTACAAGATTGAAAAGCCTGTTGTATTTGGAGATGCTTGGAGTGCTTCGGTTTCATATAGGGTTGGTGCACAGGCTTATTTTGACTCTGGAAGCTCAAGCGGTTCAATTATTCCAGTCGTTGGTTTTCCGCACAGTGGCAACTTTTATAAGTGCCTGATTAACACAAACATAGGAGAAAGTCCGTCAACAGCTCCAACAAAGTGGCAAAAGGTTGAAATTCCGTATTTTATGGCATCCTATGTGCCAAGAGCTGTTCATGCCGACTGGCTTAGGTCTGAAATGCAGATTGAACTTGCTGGGGCAGCAGAACAGGTTGCAGAATATGTCTTGACAGAGGAGATTGGAAAGGTTACAAGAACACAAGGTCAGACAGATAGACTTAATTTCATATATACATACTAAAATGAGTTACTCAATTGCATATCAGGGTCCGTTCATCAAGAGAATGTTCGGGTCGTCCCACACGGCTGGCAGAACATCCGAAAACCCTCTTTTTGGTGAAGCCTTTAGCGCAACCGTTTCCACTCCAAACAGAAGAATCTACCTTATGATTCAAAATGTTGGAGGCACAGATGTTGACATTACATTTACTGGTGGTGGTTCGGTTCCGCTGAAGCTTTTTGCTGGAACAACGATTACTTTTGACAATTGCAATTTTGGTTTCACCGCATCAGCTGAAGTTAAGGTCTTCGAAGCATTCGCCTAATGAGCATCAACCTTTCACCTAACATTCCTGCCAATGTAGTTGAAATTGGCAATGAAGTAACACAAAATGTCGTTGACTCACTTGCCAACGCATCCAGCCCTAGCGCTGCGAACCCCCTTCTGACAGCCTCCGCTGGCAACGCCGCTTACGCTGGCCTGACAGCCAACAACACGCTGACTGGCACTCAGGCTTACAACGTCAATTCCGCAGGAGCCGCTTTTCGCATTTCACAGGCTGGTGCTGGTGAGGCTTTCAGGGTTGAGGACACTACCACCCCAGACACCTCTCCATTTGTAGTCACGGCTGACGGCAGGGTTGGCATCCAGACCACTACTGTTGGGAGTAATTCATTGGCTGTTGTTGGCAACACCTCGATTACTAGCGGTGGATTGACTGTTTCAAGCACCGTTGCAAGTACATTTACAATGACCAGCGGCACTGGTGTGCCTCTGACCATTCAGAACAACGGCACAGGCAACTCATTCGTTGTGAACGATGAGCCCAGTGACACCTCGCAGTTTGTCATTGATGCCAACGGAGATGTTGGAATTGGGGGCGGTGTTGTCGCTGGGAGCAAACTTAATGTGCAGGGCAACCTTCGTGTCATTGGCACATCTACGCTTGCTGGAGCCGCAACAATCACAGTTTCGTCTGGTTCAACAGTTCCGCTTACAGTCCAAAACAGCGGCACGGGCAACTCGTTTGTCGTTAACGATGATGCTGGTGACACCTCGCCGTTTGTCATCGACAACGCTGGCAATGTGGGCATCAAGAGGTCTTCGCCAGCCTACGACCTCGATGTGAACGGCACAGTCCATGTTGGCACACTTAGGTTCGGTGACGGCACTTCAATGACTACGGCTCCCAGTGCTGGTGGTCCTCTGGTTTTGACTGATGGGCTTTACACCACAACTTACGGGGAGGGTTTTATTGAGATGGAGAACGATGGAGACATTTACTTTTCAGTAAGCGGACCATACATTACTCTTACAAATGGCACTTCCGTAATGGAAATTGGCGGGACAAAAATCATCTTCCCTGACGCCACTGAGCAAACCACAGCGTATGTTCCTCCAACCTACGAAACTACTGGCCTTGCCACCAATGTTAACCGCACCGACTTCCCCAACGAAATCGCCATTGTCATCGCTGGTGTCACTTATCGCATCCCTGCCCGACAGGTCTAATCTTATGTTCACCACAATCATCATTGTTTCACTTGTTCTCGCCGCTGGCGTGGCTGGTTTCTGGGCTGGCGTTAAGCACTCGGAAAAGGCTCGTGCCGTCAAGGACTTTGCCAAGAAGTTTTAATGGCTGTTGAGTATCTGACAGACGGAGACTCTGGGTTTATTGGGTTGAACTCAAGGGATAACCCTGTCAGCCTACCAAAGGGGGTTGTAACAAGGTCAGAAAACTTTAGACTCAACAGGGGTATTGCTTCTGTCAGAAAAGGCATGAAGAGGCTTTTTCAAAGGGACATTGACCCTGGAGACGCAAACAACCTCAACCTAAGGTATGTGACTCAGTATAGAAATTCTCTTGGACAAGACCTAATTGTGTTTATTTGCAATAGTAAGCTTTTTACCTATAACACATCAACTGGGGCAAACTCAATTAATAGTCCAATTTCCTTCCCAACAACTGGTGGAAATCAGGAGGTTATTTCTGCAACAGACAATGTTGACGCATTTCAGGCTCTAAACAAGATTTACATTCTTAGGGGATACTCAAAGGCTCCCTTGGTTTGGGATGGGGCAACAAGCGTGACTGTTGTTCCGCAGCCAGGAACAAGCCATTTTCCCAACTCAAAACACGGTGTTTATTTTGGAAACAGGGCCTTTGTTCAGACATCATCTGATGAAATAGCCATCTCGCATTATCTTAACCTTGGAAGCTTCAGCAAGTTGGATGTTTTTAAGATTAACGACGGTTCCAACGACGAGATTGTTGCAATCGCACCCTGGGTTCTAAACGAGGCTGTCATATTCATGCGTAACAAGATGTACTACGCATCTGCTGGCTCTGGTGCATACGCTGCTGGTGATTCAGTGCTTGCAGAGGATTCTTATGTCAAGGTAATGGCAACTGACATTGGTTGCGTGGCAAGAAGGTCGATTGTGCAGGCAGCAGGTGGCATGATTTTCCTGTCTGATTTCGGAGTTTACATGATTACGCCGCAGCAGGCCACAACTCCAGAAGGCATGAGAGCTGGCGTGCTAGGTGAGCCTATTTCGGCACCAATCGAGGATGTTATCCTTAGAATTAACAAGGAATATGTGCATAATGCGTGTGCTATGTATCACGACAACAGGTACTATCTTGCTGTTCCTGTTGACAACGAACCCGTTGGCCTTAGTTCTCCTCTTATTTACATAAATGAAGAACAGGTCAGGATTGGCACTGGTTTTGAATTCCAGGACCAGGTTAATGTTGGTGATTTTGTCAGAATTAGCCAGTTCCAATACATTGACACATCCGAGGTTGTTCCTCCTGGAGGAAGCAACACAGTGTATAGTTTTTCTGGTGAATACGAGGTTGTTTACTCAGAAAATGGTATTATTGGAATTGACATACCTGGCTTTGATTACGAAGACTTTGAGATTCAGGAATCTCCTTCGCAGTTTGAAATTCAGCTTGTTTCAAGAAGAAACAATAAGGTTCTTATCTTTAACATCGTAAACAAGTCGTGGGAAAGCGTGGACTCATTTACCATTGACATGTCTGTTGCCTTTATTGCGAGCACTCTTTATAAAAACAGAAAAAGACTGATGTTCGTTGACCCTAAAAAGGGATTGTTTTTGACAGAAGAAACCAAGAATGGAGATGAGTTTGGTAATTCCTTTGGTAATCCAATTCTAGACGATGTTATCCTTCCTTTCTTCCTTGAGGAGCTTCAGTACACAAGAAAGCCAGTCAAGGGGGTGCTAGAGACACGCTCATACAACTTTGGGAATCTTGATGACAAAAGGTATTCATCGGCAGAGGTTGACATTCAGTCTCCACCTGGTTCTATGACTAAAATTTCAGTAATTACCCAGAATCCAGATGTTACAACAACTGTTGACATTTATGGTTCTGCCAACGAGTCTGACGCAGAAACCGATTCCGCCAGAGACCTTCCTGTTAGGAAAATTGCTTCATCTGCAAAGATTAGAGTTGACAGTTTGTATGGACAGCCTACAATTAGGTCAATCTACATACAGGCAGTTGATACTGGCAACAATACTATATCTAAAAAATAATTATGGCACAAATTCAAGCTGGAGAATCTTACGACACTGGAGACCAGGTTACAGCGGCTAACCTAAACAACCATGTTAATGGTGCTGTTTTGCTTCCTGGTGCAATTCTTGACCAACCAGAAGAAACATCTCCAAATGTTACAGCTGGTGGTGATGTCATTCTTATTTACGACACATCAACATCGCTTCTAAAAAAGGCTAAACTTTTTAACATTTTTTCGCAGGAATTCGACCTTCTTAAGGTAGAGTCTATCCTAGGTAAAGCAAATACGGACATTGACATCAGGACATCTGGTAGTGCTGATATTGTAATCGCAACCGACCCGCTTGCAAATCCTCCTACTACAAACGCAATCACAATTTCCGCTGATGGCCTTCTGACTCTTTCAGGGGAATCAGTTTACATTTCAGGAAACACTCAACCTGAAGTTCTTAGATATGCCAGCGCTTATCCCCAGCAGCTTGCTGGCGTTACAACATCTCAACTTAAGCTTCCCTGGGGCACAACATCACAAAGACCGACAACAAGCCCAATTTCAGATGACTATGCTGGCACATCTGATGTCAATGTCAAGCTTCAGGGCACAGTCAGGTACAACACACAAACCAAGAATGTTGAGTACAGGACCCAGGATACCACCAACAATTGGAAGACTGTTGCAACCACAGAATATGTTGACACAGCATCTTCCCAGGCTGGACCCAAGTGCAAGGTAATGGCTGTTTATAACGGACAGACCCTTACGCTTCAAAACGGTTACAATGTAACAAGCATTACAAGCACCCCTGGTCAGGCAGGATGGATGAACGGCCTGGCAAGAAGAATCACATTTACGACACCTTTTGCAAATACAAATTACGGTGTTTCGCTTTCTGTTGAAACAACAGGCACCTCCTTTATTGTTGTAGGTGGTTATGTTGTTGCAAAGGCTCTTACATATGTTGATGTTATTTTTTCTTATGACTCACCAGCGGCTGGAACATATGCACCAATTGCAGGAACACGGGCACATGTGATGTGCTTCGAGGTTTGATGGTTGATATTGTTCAATTCCTGAAAAGACGAAGGGAATCCTTCAAGAATCCCTGTTTCAGAATTGAGCCACTGATGGACTGGATTAACTGGTCTGCGTCTAACGGAACACTTTTTCATATTTCAACAAATCCAGGCACTTTTGAAGGCATGGCAATAGCCTGGAAAGTCAATAGAGTGGAAGGAGAAAAGAACCTAGATTATTTTATTAAGAACTACGACCCCACATCTAGTGATTACGACCTATTCATACTTGACTTTTTCTGCGAAAATGCGGCCTCAAGAAGAATTTTGATTGACAAAATACGACAAAGCAACAAAAACCATGTTGATGTTTGGTGCCTAAGGAAGGGCGACATTGGCAAAATTAAACCCTCATATATTAATCTATTTTACAAACTACAATGGGAAGCAAAGTAAGCGCACCTCCTCCTAGGAACTACCAAAAGGAAATGGAACAGGCAATGTTGGCTCAGTTCAACATGGCTCCTGAAATGATTGCAATGGAGAAGTCTCTTATGCCGAGGCTTCAGGAGCTACAAATGCTTGGTCTCAGGGGTCAGGCAAACAACATGTTCAACCTTATGGGTGAGTTTGCACCCTTGGCTGCACAAAGAACGGCTGAATATAACGAAATGATGTCCCCTGTCATGGGGAGGCTTGGCGTACAAGCCAGGGAAAACTACATGCAGACACTTGGTGGTGGTGCAGATATCTTGAACTCGCTTACAAGCCAGGCAAACGCTGGTTTGGCCGCTGGGCAGGGTTTGACAAGGGAGGAGCAGGACTACATCAATCAGGTCACAAGGGCTTCCTATGCCGCACGAGGACTTGGAACAAGCGGCAATGCGGCTGTTGCAGAGGCTCTCAACTCCTTCCAGATGAGAAGGGCAAACGAGGACAGAAACAGAGGGTTTGCGGCAAATGTCCTTGGTCTCAATACCAATGTCGCAAACACTGGGTACCAGCTTTTTGGCCAGCCCCTTATGGCTAACACGGCAGCATACAGCCCTAGCGGTATGCTTGGCATCAGCCAGCAGTTCAATCAGGCAGTTGGTCCTAATTACCTGAGACCTGAATCACAGGCAGCATTTGACATCAACTCTGCCAATCAGTCCATGGATTTCCAGGCCAGGGCAGCAAGCTCCGCAAACAAGGCAGCCATTACTGGTGCAATTATTGGTGGCATTGGGACCATGGCTGGCGGCTGGGCCAAGGGTCTGGCAATGAGACCTCCTGTTCCTGGTGGCGATAAAGGTAATTAATTTAAAAACATGGCATCACCATTTAAAGAATACCAAGGCGGCATTCAGGCTATTCCCAACGCATATCAGATGATGACTGCTCCAACGAGCATCATCGCACAGAGTGCTTTGGCTGGTCTTGACAAATACATGAAGGGCAAGGAAGAGGGTGAACAGCAAGCCGCTGCCATTGCCGAAAAGAGAGAAGACAGGGCGCTGAAGGCCCAGGAACTAAACAGAAAGTATGTAAAGGACCAGGCTGACAGAAACACCAAGATGTATGAGCTAAAGCTCAACGAGGGAAAGATTGAACTGGACACAATCAAGGACGAGCAGGATTCGACCAGGGCTGAGTTGGCCGACTTGCAGGCACAGGCCATGCTTTTTAAGCAGACATCTGGCAGGGGGAGAACACAGCATGAAATCGGGGAAATGCCAGAATACAAGTCATTGGTTGAAAGAATTACACAGCTTAATGCTGACATTGCCGACCAAAATTCCAGAAGAAAGGATGTTCTTTCAAGAAACAGGGTTTACAATCTTGCCGCACAAAGGGCAGCAAACGCTGAACCCAATGTTAGTCCTATGGACGCTGGCAAGGCTGCAAGATTTGTTACGGCTGCAATCAACCAATCACTTGGAAATCCTATTGGTCAGGTTATGGATGCGTTTGGTGGAACTGGAAATATGGCTGACATTCTGAGGCTTGGAAACCAGCTCTCAAACTTCTCCAATTCACAGGGCGGGGTTCAGACAAATTCCGTTACACAGACTCCAGCAACTGGCATGTCGGAGCCTACGCCGACAATGCCAACCAACAGACCTGACGCTGGACCAAGAATGCAGGAACCAGTTGATGGCGGCTCAGTTCCAGCACAGCCCCAAGAAGAGCCCATCACGGCAACATATCCAGAAACTGGAGCCCTTGTTGATTCGGAAGGAAACCCCTTGAAATTTTCCCAGACACCTCCTCCTGAAAGCGAGGAGTCTGTCATGTTCAGAGCCAGGCACCAAGGTGGACTTCTAAGGTTTAATACTGTCGGTGCTAATGGTCTGCCTCCTAGTGCTGGAGATGGAATTTGGCAGCTTGGCAAGCAAGGTTTTGAAATTGGGAAAAACTTTGTCGTTGACCCTGACGCCGAGATTGCCGCTGGTGTTGGCGAAGGTTGGGCCCGTGTCGGTGGAAAGCGTGAGTACAAAATGACGCCAAGTCTTTCCATGACAACGGAAGGGACAAAAACTGCAACAGACCTATATAATAAACTTAAGGCGTCTGGAAAACTTAGTGCTGAATGGAGTCTTGCTGATTTCCGTGACGCATATGCTGTCAGGGCCTATCTTAACAACACTGGCGAAGTCAGGCCTGATGCCGTTGCACAACACTCGGCTATGTGGGCTGACCTTTCGAGAACAAACAGGGGACAAACAACTGATGGGAATATTCCCGTTCCTGCTGCATATGTGGCGTCAGACCTCAGGTCCCCAGTGTCTGAGTATAAGCCGTACACGCCAGAAAACATCCCTCCGTTTCCAGAACAGGACCCTTATGTAATCATCCCAACCAAGGCTGGAATTCCAATCTCCAACCTTGTCAACTCTGCAATTAATCAGAGAAACGAGGCTGCCACAGCCAGGTGGAGGGCCGAAGTTGCAGCCGTTCAAAACAGAACCGAGGCTGCAAAGGCACAGGCAGAAGGTGCAAAGGCTCTTGCAGAAGGCGCAAAGGCTGAAAACGAAAGACTTCAGATTCAAAGCAAGGAGGAAATTGAAGCTGCAAAGCATGTGGCAACAAGCGCCCAGGCAATGCCTGGACTAACGCCCAACTCAACCAATAGGGCAAACGGCTTCGTAAGATATGCTGTCAGCCCTGAAACAAGAACTGCGTTTGATTCAATTGCAAAATCTTCTGCAAGCAGTGGCAGAAGGCAAAATCCCTCAAACATTGACTATTCCAGGGCGTTCATGGGCATTGCGTCCGCTGGCGTCGACCCCGAGCTTGCAAAGAAGGATGTTGTTGGCTCCAGGGAGTCCTGGGAGTCGTTTAGAAAGGGCTTCCTTGCTTCAGGAATCCTTACGGCAGAGCTTGAAAGACAGGTTACAGAGGCCAATCAGGACTTTGGTGTGATTCTTGGAAGAGTCAAAAATCAATTCAGACCTGGAACGGCGGCTGCATCAAACTACAGAATGTTCTTGCTTGGTGCCTTCAGAAAGTCAACTGTTGGTCTTGGTAACCCCTCAAACTTCGAACAAGAGCTACTGCTCTCGCTTATTCCTGACCCTAAGGCAATCTTTGAGATGAAGGATTCAGCACTTGCGAGAGCCAGAATGCTTATGTTCTACCAGGCCGCCACAATGGTCAGAGAAATGGATATGCACAACATGGAGTTGACTGAGCAGACTGAGGAGCAGTTGACTCAGATGTTTAGAAGTGCTGGTGTTATTCGTGGAAGCCAAAGAATTACAAAGGCTGCCATGGAAGACCTTAATACAGTCCTTAGAGACATTAACGACAACCCTCAGATTCAGGTTGACAGAATCATGAACTGGGTTACAAGAAATCAGTACCATATTGGGGCAGAAAGACAATTCGATACTCTCAGAGAAGAGCTCAGAACAAGATGGCTTAGGTCTGGTTCTACTGAACACGCAAAGGCTCGTGAGGCACTTGTGGAGGAAATTGGAAGAGAACCCGACCCCAAGACAAGAACAAGACTCCTCGAAATGGTCGCAGATTCTTACAAATAATGACTCCCACACAACCTAGACCGTCACAACCGATTGCAGACAACGACCCTCTTTTCACTGTTGGAACACAGGAGTCGCTGCTGACAATCAAGAACGAGGAGCAGTCCGACTCGTTCCTTAGGCACAACGCAACGGCATCTCTTGCACAGGTTGCAAAGGAAAGACTTAGACCTACCACCGTTCAAACGGTGGACCCAGCCACTGGAAGGGTTCCCTCAATGGACCAGCTAACCAGGTCATTTACAGCCTCAACGCACGCAAAGTGGTATGCGTCCGTTGGTCTTCCAGAAGGGGTGACGCACAATTCTACAGAAAGCGTCATGCTTTCGGTTGCCAGGCAAAGAGAGTCAACACGAAGGGTTGTCGAGCGCCTTAAGCCCCTTGTTGCAAGGGCATATGCTGGCGGGGGAGTTGACCCAGCTGATACTGGTCTTGGCGACAAGCTTCTTGCTGCCGATGTCGATATTTGGGTTGATATGTTTGGCCAGCAACTGACTCCGAAGGAAAAGGAAGATTTCAGGAGATATATTGGCTCGGTTGACGCCCAAATGGGCATTTCCCCGTTTAACGAACTTAGGAACTTTGTCGTTGGTCTTTCTCCAGTCCACAAGGAAGGCAGACTTATCTATGAAAAGATGAGTGCCAGGGACGGGTTCAGAATCCCTACAACAGACGAGGGCCTAAGGCAGCTTGAGTCACTTTCGTCTTACAGAAGATACTTGTCTGAAAGCGGACAGGACAGCATGGACTTTGCATCCATTCCAGAAATGTTTGCAAACGCAATTACAAATGTCGCAAGGGGTATCGGCAACATTGCGGTTCCCGATGACGACATTTCAGATGAATGGAGGTCTGACCCGAACAAGTACGCAAGGGTTCGTGCGGCTCTTGATTCGTTTGCCAAAATTGGTAAGCTTTACGGCGAAAACCCCCTGCTGGACAGCGGCACGGAAAAGGAGATTACTTATTCAAGGCGTGTTGCTGCGTCAAGGGGAATGCTTGATACGCTTAACACAAAGGATGTAATCGTTTCAAATCCAGCCCAGGTTGGACGGATGTTTGTTGACGAACACATTGGTTCTGCAAAGGAACTTGTTCAGCTTTATAACGAGGGTGCTTTCAAGCCAAACAGCAGGCTTGCCCCGCTTGCCTCATCGCTTGACGGCCTTGTTGTCTCTACAGCTGGACTTGCTGCACTGTTTTACCATTCTGAAGACCCCAACTCCCTTGTCAATGTCGTCAGGCAAATTGATGACAATATCACCCTGAGCGATGAAAGCATTAGAAGTTACGCAAACAGCAAAGGAATTACAGTTCAGCAGGCCAAGGAACAAATGAGAAAGCTGGCCCTTATTGAGACAATCAACTCGGCGCTTGAGTTCAGGGAAGCTGAGGCAAATTGGCAAAGATACGGTTGGGCTTTCAGGACAAACGGTGGAGCAACTGGCAAGACATATATTGGCGACCTTGTTGGTCTTGGCGGCGACAATGACATGCTTCAAGGTGCTCAAATTCTTGCAGACCCTTTTGTGGCTGCTGGTCTTGGATTCAAGGCAGTAAAGGCTGCTTCGGCGGCAAGAACTGCAACTCAACTTACTGGAAGGCTGGCTTCCGCCACCCGTGCTCTTGAAAAGCTCCAAAGCATTGGAATCACAACAGGTGCACTTCCCGACACGCTCAAGTCAATGGTAGAAAGCATCAGGGTTTCGATGGCAAGCAAAAGGGGTGTTGCCGCAGATACAATTAGCGAAATGGATGTGCTTTCCCACATCGAGCGTGGCGAGGCACGAATTGGTGAGCTTGTCACAGACAAGTCTGGTGCGACACGGTGGGTTGAAAGAAAGCTCACAAAGTCCGAGCTTGCAATGTTCAGCGACGAAGTTGTTAAGTCCGCAGCAAGGGTTGAGGCTTATCATGCGAAAAGAATCGCTGCCGCACGCAAGCTCATGGAAAGAAACCAGGGTAAACCGTTGTCCACATGGGGTAAGTGGGTTGGTGAAAACTTCCTCACGGAACTGAGCGCTGGATTTGACAATCCTATAGTCAAAAAGCTAATTGATTCGCTCACAAAGGTTGGTATTACTGGTCAGGTTGGCCAGTCGGCTGCTGCCGATGTCTCAAGGGGTGCTCTGAACAGAAGTGCCATCTTTGGTGGTGCAAAGGCTGTTGATATTTGGAGAAGAATCAGTGGAGCTGGCGCTGCTGGTGTTGCGGCGGTTCCTGGTAATCCATTCAGCCTTGCCGCTGGTGCGGTTGGCGTTGCTTTGTTCCTTCCAGACCTTTTGTCAGCCGTTGGCTGGTCTGGCAATACTGGCAAGTATTTTGCCAACTACATGCGTTATTATGGTGCGAATAGACAACTTGGTGGCTCAATTGCTGCAGCAAGACTAAGAGACATTTCCAGCGAAATTGAGAGGCTTAATGCGTTTAAGTCTGGCGGTGCGTCGCTTACAGAAGAGGAAATCAAAAAGTGGCGCCTTGGCGAAATCTCAGCAGGAAGACTTTCATCCGAACAAATCAGAACAATTGAGGCGCAAATCGAGCTTTTGACTGGAGAGGCTGCCTGGGTTCAAAACCTTCATTCGATTGGGTTTGAGTCTATCATGGTTGGTGCAATGAAAAACTCTGGTGCGTTGATTTCGTCCACGCTTGTTCTTGACGCAATGCTGAAGGCAAATGACTCAAATTCAAGAATCGGAACGGCTGCAATGTTTGCCATGAGTGGAAATGTGCTTAATTCTGCCGCTGGTGTTTTCTACAGAAACACAAACAATGTCAGAAGAAGGGTTGACCTTAACAGAATCGAGTTCCACAACCTTATTCATAAGTCAAAGCCACATGACGCACAGCGCCTAATCCAGGCTTATATCGCACATAGGTCAGCTGGAACAGCAGACAACTTTGTTCAGGCAATTGTTCATTTGAACAGAATTGTCAACCCCAACACTGGTATTCTTTATGTGGACAGAGCTGGCATGGCTGCAAATTCGCAACTAATCCAAGCGGCAAATCTTGTTGATTCAACAAGCCAAGAGGCATCAAGGCTTAGGCTTGAGGCTGAAGGCAAGGCAAAGGGTCTTTCTGGCCGTGACCTTGGCAAGTACATTAGAAACGGTCTTAAGAATGAAACACAGGCCGCAACTGGATATGACCTTAGAAGAACGCTGATTGAGGAGGCAAACGCAAGAGGCCTAAAGGGGGATGAGGTTAACGCTTTTGTTCAGACTGAACTTGAAAAGCGTCTTGCAGCAAGAGCAAGCGTTGAACAAAAGCAAAAGCTTGAGTCTGAATACGCCATGCTTGCGGCTGAATCCAGGTTGATTGCTGACAAGGTTGAAAAGGCACATGTCGAAGAAGCTTCTGCTCTCGATGTGCTTGAGCAGTCGTACAGCGAACTCGGAATCCCTCTAAGAAAGAAAGACGGAAGCCCAGTTGCATTCGCACCAGCTGACTTTTCGTCCGCAGAGGCGTTTGTTGATGCCGTAAGAAGGGAGGCTGGACAGGATGTTATTGGCGGAGTTGTTGACGGAAAAGCAACTGGCCTTATGGCACTTCCTCCTGACCAGTTCAAAGAGATGTTTGAAAGATTCAAGATTGCGCAAGTTGGACACCTAAATGCCCAAAAGGGAAAAATGACTCTTATTGCCGATTTTAATTCTGTCATGAACAGGTTTGAGGCTGTTTCAAAGGAAAGAATGGCCAACATCGACATGGACGCATCACTTGATACAAGAAATTGGAGAAGGGGTAGCACATTTGTTTACACAGACTACGGAATGGGCAGCGGACCTGGGCTTGGCTATGTTGTCGCCGACGGTGTTTTTGTCGTTGATAGACCCATGCCAGATGGAACAGTCAAGTCTGACATCGTTCTTAACCTTGAAGACCTTAAAATTGGTCCTATTTACGAGGAACTTGCACATGCAATCTTTGTGTCCACAAGCTTTAGGGGCTTCAGGAACCTCATTGAAAAGAACCTTTATGGCGACTGGGTTTTCAACCCTGAATCTGGGACATGGATTTCGAAGAATCCTCCAGAAGGAGAGGCTTCAACACACCCCCTTGCTGGTCTTTGGGCCTCCAAGAACTCAAGCGTAGAAGGCGTCTTGGTGTCCTTTGATGACAAGGGCAAGCCATCAATGCCAGCACTTAGGCTTTTTTCAGAGGCATATTCAGACAACCTGACACCCGAAGGAAAGAGACAGTTCATGTCCAAGTTTGACAGGGCTGAGGAGCTGTTTTCCCATAATCCAGAGCTTGGAATTAGGCTAATGCAGGATGTCACAAACGAACTGTTTGCCTTTGCTTACAGACAGCGCCTTATGAATGCATCGCCTGGGTCGTTCAAAAACAGCTACGACCCTGCAATGACAGCCACCTCGCCAATCGAAATCGAGGGTTCTCCGCTTACTCCAAACGCTGGTGACGCTGGCCCTGCATCAAACAGCAGGGCATCAGCAAGCCTAAAGACAATGTTCTATAAGATGCTTGTTGGGGAGTTGACCGCAAACGAAGGTGCGCAGATGCTTCTTAAGATTCAAAAGGGCGACTTCGGCCCCATGTCTCCATCCGAAATGCAACTGATGGGCACAGAAAGCATCGCAAAGTTGCTGGCTGTGTTCGGAAGAAATGGCATCTACGACAGACTTACTGCAAAAACGCTGTCAAAGCACCTGCTTGAAAGCGGTCTTTCTCCTGAGATTTTTGGAGCTGGTAATTGGTCTTCGGCCAAGCTTTTCCACGAAGTAACTGGGGAGGCGCTTGACCTTCCTCCTGGACTCAGGGAAATCGTTGACACAGTTCATTACTTTGCAAGGGACAGGATTGGTGAAACAGACCCTTACATGTTTGAGGATTACTCTGTTTGGGATAGCAAGACTGGAGTTCCCATTGATGTCTGGCCCCCCAATCACCCCCTTGCTGGACAGCCAGTCAACCATGTTCTCTACGCCGCAACAAGGAATAACATGAACCTTATTGACGGCAAAACAGGCAGGCTTCGCAACCTACATGAGATTATCTCAGAGGAAAGAAGAAGCATGGACCAGTTCACACGACTTCTCCTGCACGGAAACCAAAAGGGTGAGATTACATCATTCCAGGTTACCGATGGTGCTGTTTATCTTAATGGCGCTGGCAAGATGACCAAGCAGGAATCCGAAAGAATCATCAAGGCTGCCAAAGATTCAAAGATGAATCCCAACCAGCTAACTGCTCTTATCAAGATTGTTTCAGACCTTGCTGATTCCAATCCTGACAATCCCATCATTCCCGAGAGGGCTGGTAGACTACCTATTTATCAGATTATCTATCGTGGTGTTGAACAGCAGGACAAGATGGGTAGGCACAGGAGGGTTGGTGGCATCCTTTCTGACAGACACGGTGTCATTTACAATGTCTTTACGGACTGGACTGGCTTTGACAGCAATGGTAGGCCAATCATTGATGAAAGAGGCAATCAGCAGTATATCAGGGCTGCATATGCAAATATGTTCGACCTGGATGCGCTTGGCAGAAGATTCGAGCTTTTCTGGAATGGTCAGCTTAGGGATGAAAATGGTGCTATTCCCACTTTGATGAAATACAACAGCGTCAGGGCTAGGTTCAAGAACAAGTCTGAAATCCAGGAAGTTGTTGACCAATACTTGGTTCACCTTGCAGAAGGCGGAAGAATCGCAAGGGACCTCAAGGACACTAAGGCTCCAAGCAAGACTGCTGTTGAGACATTCAGAGACTTCCTGATTTCACAGGGCAGGTATCCAGACCAGGCCGAGGCAGAGTATCTTGCCAGGGTTGCACACTTTGTGGTGGGCAGCAGGGCAAGCGAATACATCCTAACTGGCAAGATGCCTGGGGAAGGTGTTCCTGACATGGACATTGGGTCAAGAAAGCTTAGGCAGAGGGGTTCAATTCCCGACCCTGTTCAGGCTGCCAATGACATGAACTTCCCGATTACCACAATTAGACTGGATAGAGTTGTGTCGCTTGCAGACCTCAAGGGCTACGGTTCAATGGGTGGTCAATATACATTCCCCTGGACCCAGTTCTCATCTGGTTGGCTTAATGTTGCATATTCGGCCTCCAATGGTTGGAACACTCTGGTTCCGCCCAAGGGCAGCAGCTATGGCATGTTCCTGACAAAGGAAATTGCAGCGAACACTGCCCTTGAAAAACAGGTTGCCGAGGGAGTCAAGGCTCTATATTCCCACCCGCTTGGCTACAAGATTATTAGCCTTTCTAATGGCAAGTACCAAATTTACGATGCTGACGCAAAGTTTGTCAGGGATGTCACATCGTATGGAGATGCGGTTGCGGTTGCCACATCACACGCAAGAATGCGTCCGCTTAGGTCAAACAGCCAGTTTGACGCCCTCATGACCAATCTTGGTTTCTCTCCTGTTGGTCTGGAAACAGTCAACCTTAGGGGCCAGAGAAGGGCAAACTTCCTTACTCCAGACAAGCAATTCACAATTAGATTCAACCAGCGTGGCATTGCCACAATCGTGGACAATAACACAAACAGCACGGTCGCAAAGAACATTGCCGTTGACTTGCAGCCAGATGGAAACTTTGACTTCTCGGAATTGCAGGCAGCGCTTCAGCTGTCTTACGACAATGTAACCCTTGGTGCATCAAAGCTGGACTTGTCCGTTGTACCCGAGGAAACAACCCCTATGCAGTCGTTCTTGTTCGGTGGTGCTGGACTTGAACACAGGGGCCTTACAAGACAAAGAAAGGCTAAGTCGGAAAGAGCAAAGCAGCTTGAGGCCAAATACGGCCCTGACTTTATCGAGTTTGTTCCTGTTGTCGTTGGCAGAAATGTCCAGGGCAAAAAGATGTACTCCAGGACAAACCAGGCATATTACACAATCAAGGCAAGGCTTATTGACGCATATGGACCCAAGGGTGCTCTTGCTGTCATATCAGAAATGAAGAAGCAGCTTGGGGACGATGTTGTTTCAACAAGCGAAAAGGCTGTTGTCGAATGGTTTGACGCACATCTCAGAACCAAGGAGTCAGAAAGGATTGCAGCCGAAAGACAGGCGGAGATTGACAGAAAGGCAAAGGAGTGGACACAGGCAACCAGCGAGGTTGACAAGAGAAAGCGCGTCATGAGGGCTGCATTCACAGACCCCGTTAACAGGGCCATCCTGGGAATCAACCAGTCAAGGCAAACCTCTGCACTTCCCCCTATTTCGTCGATTTCACCCGCAGAATCCAGGGCCAACCTGGTTGCGGAACTCGATGCAATAAAGAGAAGACTTGCATCACAGCCTGAATCAGATGCCGCTAACCTTGCCGACTTCAGGGCGGCAATGGAAAGACTTGGAGGCTCAACAGAAAACCTGTCAAGAAACATGGCTGAAAACACCGCTGTCATGTGGAAAAACAACGCTGGCTACATCATCATGCTGGACATGCTTGACCAGCCCACGCCAATCCACGGCCTTGATGTTTCAGTGAACATGTCTTGGCTTTCACAAAGACTTGGGCAGGGCAACGCCAAGCTCAGGTTTAGGGTTTACAACCCCAATGGTGCCTTGATGGGTTACTACTCAAACAGGCAAGTGCTTGCCGAGGACTTCCTGGAAAGGGTTGAGGCCACAGCAAATCAAAACCTTTCCGAGTACGGAAAGAATCAAAGTTTCAAGAGGGATATTAATCCCGCCAAAACACGATGACATCTCCAGACCCAGATTTCGCACAAGCCTTCGCTGAATTCAAGCGTGGAGGTTGGCTTGTCAGTCTTTTGGGTTTGGCTGGTGCTGCCGCAAGATGGATGATTACTGACTCTGAAAACACCATTTGGAGGCTTATTAGGGTGTCTGTGGCTGGTTCCATTGTGGGGGTCATTTCGTTCTTTGCACTTTACGGACAGGACATTCCAGAGATTTATAAGTCAATTATTATGACAACATCTGGTGCTATGGCTCCTGAACTTATGTTCCTCATAAGCAGGAAAATTTCTAAAAAGCGTTGATTTTTTGTAACATTACTATCATATTCATTATTACTGCTATGTTTTTCCAGAATCCAATGAGGGCTCAGCCCCAACCCCGACAGCAGCCCACAACAATTCAGCCAGTGCAACCTGCCGCATTGCCTCTTGCAAACCCTGCAAATGCACAGGCAACCCAGGAAGATTGGCTTGCACAGCCATTTAACCCTGAGTTTCTAATTCCCAGGATTAGGATGGTAGAGTCATCTGGCGACCCAAATGCGTTTAACAAAAAGGAGAATGCGGTTGGTCATCTCCAGATTCGACCTGGTGTCGTCGCAGATGTCAATGAATGGAACAGAAGGAGGGGGATTCCCACGAGGTATACTCACCAAGACGCAAGGGACCCTGAAAAGGCTATGGAAATGTTCCACGCATATATGGCAAGATATGCCAACGAGCAAAGACTTGGAAGAAAACCCACTAACAGGGATGCCGCAAGAATTTGGAATGGTGGACCCATGGGATATAAAACTACTGGCCTAGAGCCAGACAAACTAAACAGGCTTGATGAATACACCCAGAAGGTGAGGTCCACTGCGCCTCATGAACTTGAAAGAAAACAGCAGCCTAAAAAGTGAGAAACATCTTGCTGGCATCGGTTCTTTGGGTATCGTTTGTCGGTTGCTCATGGAATACTACACGCCATACGGATTCGTCACCTATGAACGGAACGGCGATAGGTCTATATGCGGACAAGGCAGACCTTGTTATGTCAAGGGCGGCATCCGCAATAGCCGCCGCAAGAAAGTCAAACTCAGAGGGGAAAAGAGACCTAGTAGAAAATGAACTCTCGGTCGCAGCGTCCTATCTTCCAAGGCCCAAAAACGAAGATGCGGTCTACGCAAACCAAAGAATACAAGATGCCGAGGCTTCTGACTACGAAAAGGCAGTCAGAGTTGGAGACGCCCACCAGAGAGAACTCTCCTCAAGATGGGAACTTGTCGTCGCAGAAAGGCAAAGTGCGAAGAACTCAATCGACCAGAAAGCCCTTGAGTTTGTCGCAGAGAGGAAGATGGTCGCCACCTACGCCCTAACTGGGCTTGGTGCTGTCTTTGTTGTGCTTGGTGCGGTCATGATGTTCCTGGGGTGGAGCAGGGCAAACGCCGCAGTAGCAATCCTTACTGGCTCACTTCTTATCGGGGCCGTTTGGATTTTTGATGCTTCTTGGTTTGGCTGGGCTGCTTGTGGCTCTCTTCTTCTAGTGGGAATTGAGGGGTATAGAAGGCTTCGTCATGCTTCCAAATCGGCTCCTCAACCCACACAGGAGTCCTAGGTCCCTCGTAGGCGCCCTTGATGTTGAAGTCGAAGTATTCGACAGCCTCTTCCCAGTCCCAGCCGTTCATCATCATAAGGATGTTGACTGACTTTTGCTCGGAAAATACTGGCCTAAGGGTAGATGTAGCCATGTCATAGGTCATACCCATGAACGCATCAACAAGTTCATAAGGTATATCCACCTCGAACCTGTCCTTGATAATCTCTACAACCTCCTTGCTGTTAGGGTTATTAACCTTCTTGTTTTTCTTATTTTTCATGGTAATATGTGTTTATCGAAAAAGCCATTTGGTCTAGGTTTGTTTGTTCACCTGTTGGAGTGGCTTCCAGAGAGTCCCGCAGCCCTTCTTGACCAAGGGGCACAGGGGCGCATCACGACTGCACTCCCTTGGCGGCGAGCCACGCCTTCATCAAGTTATCAACCTGTATGCGGAGACGAGCGTTCTCGGCTTGGAGGGCGGCGTAGTCGGCTTGACGGACAAACTCTCCATCTTCAAACGCCTCCATCTTTGCATCAGAGCAGTAATAACTTGCAACGAGGCTGTATCGCTTGGGCTGGATCATGACTGCACCCCCTTGGTTTGGGAAACCTTGTAATAGTTAATCAACTTTCCGTCTATTTTTGCCACGACCTTTTCGAAACCCTGGACCTTCTCCATCTTCTTGATGTATCTGAGTGCTGTCATTTCTGAGCAGTTCATGGCTTCTTGGATTTCTCTTCTTGAAACAAAGCCAGGGGGTGGCCTGTCCGCTGGCTGTGCGGCTGACACAGCCTCCATCATTCTTCTGATGTAGTCGTTTGTGTTCATGCGTTGATTCTCCACTTTTGACCCATGAGAGCCATGGGGTGTTCGTAGACAAATGGAATGATTGTGTCTTCGCTGTATTCTCCATAAACGATTCCCTGGCTCCAGGCCATGCTTGAGCGCCTTCTATGGGAATAGGACATGTTGCAAGATGTTCCCCTCTTTGTGAGGGTTCCAACGCAGATGCCAGTGGGGTTGTCGTCTCTGCGACCCTTGGCGTAACCAACCCTGTGCCAGTGTGCGAACATGGTGACCCTAACTCCGTTCTTGCAATACATCTCGGCCATGTCCCTGCAACAGTTCTCGTTGTAGATTGTGCCGTGTGTAAAGAGCCCGTCTCCAAGCCTGTATTCCTGGAAGATTCCAGTGTAGGGAATCAGTTCGGCATTAAGTTTCTTTGCCGTGCCCTCGATGTCCTTGATGATTCGTGTTGAGCACTCGGCGACGATTTCGTTGTTTGAATGCTGGAGTTCCCAAAGCCTGGCCTCGTGGTTCCCGCCGAGGATTACATTGAAGTTTGCCTCCTCTAGGAATTGCAGTCCAGCCTCAATGTCGGGTGCCACAGGCTCCCCCTGGCCATTGCCACCACCCATGAAGGCTTCCATGTCAAGGAAGTCTCCAAGGTGTATGAACTTGTGCGGCTTGAATGACTTGGCGAAATCAATAACTGAATCCTTTGCCACTGGGTCAATATGATTGCCGTGTGAGCAGCCAACGGCTGCAAACCTGTTCCATTTTCTTATCGGGTTCATAGTGTGATTAGTTCAATGTTTTGTGCGTATTGCAAGGCCATTTTGACCTTTTCCTTGCTTAGTTTGCCGCCGTTTTCCAGTGGCTCCAGGGCATCCCTTACGGCGGTTGCAAACTTCTGAAGTCTTTCCCTTTCGGTTGTTGCGGCATTTATTGCCCTGTCACGCTCCACCTGCAGGTCTTGAACCTTGTTGTGTGCGTCTAGCCTTTTTTGGAGTTCATCGGGTGTAATGCACAACGCAAGTGCGGCACCGTTGAATGAGTTGTTGTGTTGTTTCTTTGCCATGGTGAGTTCGGGCGACCCTTCTAGGAATCGAACCTAGATTCTCTGCTTAGAAGGCAGATGTTCTATCCGTTGAACTAAAGGGTCTTCCCATTAGGGTTAGAAGGGCACTTCGTCTCCGAGGACATCATCAATTGCGTCCTCTACCGCATCTCCCTTGGACTGGCGGTCGTTCCACAACTTGACAGCGGCGGCCTTTAGTGCGAGGTCCTTGGGTCCAACCTTTCCAGTCTTTTCCCAGGGCTTGGGTTCCCACTTGTTCGCCCAGTAATCAAGGTTGTAGTCATCCAGTTCGGACAACTTGCTTCCCTTGTTCTTGCCGAATGGCACAACAGGGTCTCCGTCTGTGCTGGCCTGTGTCTTGGGTGTGGCTGAGGTGGTGGCAGGGGCGGCGGCGGGGTTGGGGATAAACTTGCCAGTGGTCTTGGCAACTCGGTCGCCCTCGGCGTCATCATCGTCCGTTGCGACACCCGACACGGAGGCCAGTGCGTAGCGGCGAAGATACGAGATGAGCGCACCAGCGTCCTGTCCCTTGGCTCCAGGAGCCATTGGGATGCCGATGAAACTGCTCATCGTCATTCCGTTCTTGTGGACGATTGTGGTTCGCACACCGACATTGTTGCCATCCGACTCGGGCAACTGAACGATGGCGAGGTTGTGCTTGGCGGCAAGCGGCTTCAACGCCGCAAGGTGTGCGGCAAGAGATGCGTACTTGCTCTTGTGGAAAGGATTCACGCTGTCGGCGTGGACATCCTTGGTTTCAGAGATGAACTTGATTAGGTCAGCGTGCATCTCGGCGTTCTTGTTCATGTAGTCTTCGTTAGTCATGGTTTTAGTGTAGGTTTTCGGGGACTTGTTTCAGTATAGCAGGGTCGCCACACTTTGCAAGGGTTATTGTGTGCTTGCGAACAATTTTTCTTAGGCTCGCAAGTGCGTCCCTGCTGTCGCCCATGGAGTGCTTTTCCAGCGACTCGTTAAGTTCGGACAGAAGGACCTCAAGTTTAATTTTGAAGTATTCTTTGTTCAGTGGTTCCATTGTATGTTGTTTGTTTTTCTAGTGGGCTTCCTACCCATTCCGTTTGAGACAAGAGATATTCCAAGTTCAGAGGCGGCCCTCATCAACGACTTGTAGTTGGCGTTGAAAAGAAAGCAAGCCTCTTTTGAGGTAATTCCCGAATCATATGCTATCTGTGCGATTCTTTTGTAAGATGGCTTAATCATAGTATCAAGCCCTTGTCCCTCGCAAGTTGCGGGTATCTGTGTATGTGGTTGTGGCAAGCCCTGCACACGGCTATCCAAAACTCCGTGTCGTTGAGCGTTTCCCCCAGTCGGCCTTTCTTGTGATGAATGTCCGACGAGAATGCCGCATTGCAATTCTCGCACCTCGGATGTTCCTTGATGTACGCTTTTCTCAGAGACGAGTACACCTTGAGTTGCTTTGACCTTTTCTTTGAGACTGGGCTTAGCCTTGTCCTTCGCTTTAGAGGGCTTCTTTTCATTGCTCATTCCAGTCCAGTGCCAATTACGGCCATGCCCTCCCTCATGCGGCGAATTAGGGCCGTTGCGGTCTCCTTGGTGGGGAACCTGTCAATCAATCCGTGCGAATTGAAGTTTGTGGTTACGATTGTATGCCTAAAGTGAGCCATCCTCTCGTCGATGATTGCGAAAATGTCTGTCTCCATCCTTGGCGTAATTCGCTCCTTGCCCAAGTCGTCAATGATTAGCATCGGGACCTTGCATAGATAGTCGATTGCCTTCTCATGTGCTCCGACTCCGTTCTCAAAACTTCCGATGAGCATTGAGTCCAACTTCCTGGGAGAAAGGAACTCGAACCTCATTGGGTAGTTTCGCTCAAAGAACCTCTCGGCAATCCACCAAGCGGCCCTGCTCTTGCCAGCGCCTGTTGTTCCGTGGAAAAGGTATGAGTAGTTCATCTTGAGCGAAGGCGTTGCGTTCACCTGCGAGAGCACATCCTTGATTCTCTCGTTTGGAATCTGAAGGATGTTTGTGTTGCAGAACAAAGGTGGTACATCCTTGTGGTGGTCGTGCAACTCAAGCCTGTCTGCGTTCTTCTCGAAGGGGCCTATGTGATACCAGCACAGGCCGTAACTGAGATACTTGTCGTACTTGGCTGAATACACCAGCCCGATTTTGTTCGTGCAACCATCGTGGGAGCACTTTGCTGTTTGTAGGTTCATTAGAACTCGATGTGGTTTGTTGTGGTTTGTTGCGGCTTGACGGATTCGGGGAACACGCCAATCCAAGAGTGCATAATGCTGTTGTTGATGGCGGTTACAAGGACTGATTTGTTAACGCCCTTGAACTTTGCAAGCAGTAGTTGTTCCGCCCTCTTTGTCAAGGGCTTCTTCCTTTCCTTCCTGTAATTTTTAAACGACTCCCACGCCTCGCTGAACTCCTTGTCGGAGAACAGTTCAGAGTGCTCGTCCTTTATATCTTTAATAGTATTACTATTATTGGTATTATATGCTACAGATTTTTCTGTAGGGGGGGCTACAGATTTTTCTGTAGGGTCTGCAGATTTTTCTGTAGGGCTAAACGACCTAGTGCCGCATGTCCTAATTGTGCGTTTTCCTTCGGGTGAAATGAACCTTGAGACATATGACTTGTCCTCAAGTTCCTTGACACCAGCCCTGATGGTTTCCTTGGAACAATGCATTGTTTCAGCAAGCCAGTCATTTGACGCAAAGCACCCATGCTTCCCGTCAAGAGACTGGATTAGTCCATATAGTATCTTTGCCGTGCTTGACACGGACTGGTCTTGCATGACTTCCCTGGGTATAAAAATACCCCCGAACATTGATTTGTCCATTAGATTAGGATTTGCGACTGGGACAGGTCGGGCCAACTGTTATGCGACATGCAAGAAGAAAACAATGCATTTGCTTGCGTGAAGTCTTCCATGGCTTCGTTTGAGATTTTAGGATTGTCGATTCCAACCGAAACACACGAGAAAGGCTCCTTTGTCTCCACAAAGATGAAAATCATGTCGTTGACATGAATGCCGTTCTGATTGCACAGAATCATGTATGTAAGTTCCTGCAAGCCGTACTTGTACTCATAAATAGACTTCTTGATGTAATGCTTTGTGAGTGGCTTTGAGGTGGTCTTGATATCCACCACAATGTTGTTCTCGGGTGAGATTAGGTCAAGCCTTCCCTTGAGACCAAATGGGAACTCCTTGTTCCTTACATAAAACGCCTGTTCGACCTTCTTGAGAGGGTCGGACATTGCCTTGTTGAACCAAGGATTCTTCTTAACGGAATCAGAACAATGCTGTGCAATCGAGTATTCCTCGGGAGACAGGCAAATCTTTCCAAGCGAGGACTCAAGGAACTGAGCCCATTCAATCTTGCCCTGCTTGGTGCGGCGGTCTCCAACTGCGGAGACTGCGTACTTGCTGTCGAATGTTTCGGGCTCAAGTGCAAGCGAGTGAGTCGCAAGCCCGATTCGCAATTCCCTCTCGGGGTGCTCGTCCTTGGGCTCTTCAAGCCAAGCCTTGTAATGGGCTGGCGAGATGAGAAGTTTCTTCATGCCGCTTTGGTTGAGGTAGGGGCATGAGTCGTAGTCGGTGTTGTTCATTGTTGTAGCACGGATATTCTACTATGCGTGTCAATGGGGTCGAGTTGTGCGATTCCAACGATGATTGCTGGATTGGGGCCATGCAACTTTCTGGTTGCCTTTAGCGCAATTTGGGAATCGTCATGCATGAACCCCTGTTCAGTCAGCACATCCAGCACGGTTTTTTCCATGTTGTCTAGGTCTGGCCTAGTTGTTTTCCACCTAACCTCTCCAAGGTGTTTCTTGGGAGTGGACTTGGGGTAGCCAAAGACCCATATGATTTCGACATGCAGAGGCCCCTCCAAGGGCTTTTCGGGCTTGTACCGAGCAAACTCCCCCGCCAAGACAGAAGCCCACCTCTTAGCCTTGCTGGAAGCGTATTTTCCAACGAAGGTTCTTCCAGACTTAGTGCGAATCACCCTAAGTGCCCCTTGGTGGGTTGCCCTTGACGGCTCGCCCTTGATAGTCATAATAATAGGACTCATATGGAAAATAGCGAACCAGAGAACAAGCCAGAGGTCAAGACGATTTCAAAGGCCAAGCGCAAGAAGATTGAGCGACTATTGCTTGACGGCAAGAGTGCCACCGAAACAGCCTACTTGGTGGGCGCCAAGAGGGACGAAACCAAACTTGTCAAGAGCGAACTTCAAGCCGAGGGCAAGTTGGACATTGGCAAGGTCAAGAACGAAATTGCAAAAAATCTTGCCGACTTCGCAACGATTGCGTCAAGGAGACTTGCGGCTGAGGTTCACACGATGCCCATCGGAAGGCTGACGCTTGACGCCGCAATCGCCATCGACAAACTCAGAGACCTAGCGGAAACACAGCAGGTAACAGTGGAGAAGCGTGTCATCGTAACGCAGGACGACATCAACAACATTCTCTCGGTTCAGACGCACATAACAACAACAGAGAAGAAACCCCTTGACGAAAGCCAACCGCCTGTGGTATAGTGTCTCCGTCAGCCGATGCACACTGCAAAGGACGACAAACCAACCAAATAAAAACCAAAAAAACATGACCGACAACAACGACAACGACAACCCCTTCTCCGATGTGAGTTTCCACATGGGCGGCAAGAACTACTCATGCAGTGAGTTCGTGGCCCTCATGAACGAAAAACTCTCGTCTGATGACCCCGAGGAATTTCTCCCAGTCCTAGGGCCGCTTTCATCCAAGCAATCACTGGTTCTAGTTGAGATGACCGCATGCGGCCTTCTTAGCCCCTCCTACAACTCATACGGATTCATGCTAATCAACACGCTTTGCGAAAACAAGGAACAGGTGTTCAAGATGTACGAATTCGGTTCTAACCTGTTCAAGGAAAAGCAGGAAGAATACGAGGAAATCATCAGCGAGATTGACAAGGAAACCAACAAAAAGGTCTCCAAGCCATCCAAGAACAAGAAGAACAAGAAGAACAAGTAAACCAAACAAACATGGAAAAAGAAACACTCATCAAGGCACTAGTCCTAGGTCGTTGCCAAATCACAATTGGCATTAGGCAAGCGCGCCGCATGGCCCTGTTCTTCGACAATGAGGAACAGTTCTCCAAGACCTCTCCATACGCACTGAACCTAATCATCTATTGCACCAAGGACATTTCCAAGAACAGGGAAGGCAAACTGTTCGGTGCTGACGCCACTAGGTCTCAGAAGGTAATGCTTTACAGGAAGGCCAACCTTCTAATCAAGGACATCGCCCACGCCCACAGGCTCACCTCGGGCAAGTCCACGGAGGTCGCCGCCAGCAAGATGTACGCCAAGATTCAGTTCGTTTCAGTGCTTGACTTCCTGCACGAAACTGCTACTCTCATTTCTAACGGGCTGTCCAACAGCGGCTCGTCTGAATAACCAACAACCAAACCAAAACAAACATGCTACCCGAACACCAATACAAAATCACAAACCACTTCCTCAATCTCATGAGGGACGACAGCCACAAGGGAGGTTCCTTTGAGGAACTGCCCGAGAGGGAATGTGTCGTTGGATACATCGACGAGATTTGGTACGACGAGGAGGACGAATACGAGAAGGCTGGAATCATCGTCCCTGTGTCGTACATCTATCCCGATGACTTCGACTACACCGTGGAGGAACTCCCCGAACAACTAGATGTTGTCGGATACTATCCCGACAGCGACACTGGAGTCTGCTAACCCCAATGGGCCAGGGGGTAAAATCCCTGGCCCACCCCTTTCACAATGGAACAAAACTGGGAATACGAGGTCAACATGACCCTCTCCTTCAAGATGAATTACGAGGACGGAGACATGGCCGCCGAAGAGGGCAGGCTGTTTATCAACAACCTCATTCGCCGCTTGAAGGAAGAAGGCGTTGAAGCAACAATCAACTCAGACGAACTCTATGGAAACGAATAACAATCATCCCGAAAACTGCATCCTAACTCCTAGGCAATTGGCGGTGTGCCGAATGCTACGAGACGGCAAGACAGGGAAGGAAATTGCCGCCGAACTTGGAGTGGCATACAAGACAGTTGACAACCTTAGGGCCTTTGCATATCAAAGGATTAAGGTCAACAAACTTGCACTTATGATTAAGTGGCTTTACGAGAACAAACTCTAATGAAGCAATACAAGTGCATTTGTTGCGGAAAAGGGTTGACAGCAAGCAACGCAATATTCGCAAACAACAAGGGCATACTTATGCTCACTGGCGGCAAGCCATATTGTCCCGAGTGTCTGCCTTCCTCAAATGAGGCAGATTACGAGGAGGACACAATCGAGGAAAAGATAGACAAACTAGCAAATGATTCTTAAGATTGCAGTCTTTGCTGTAGTCGCCTGGTTCCTATACCAAATAGGAAAAGAACTTGACTAATTTCCACCACCGACAACAAACAATGGGTCTTCTGCCACCCCATCATATCAACCCAACACAATGTTATAGTAACAAACACTTTCACTAGGGAAACCTAGTGCGCACGGACGACATACGGTGCGGTGGTTAATAACCCAAAAAGGGTGGGGCTGACAAAAATTGTCTTAATGGGCCTAACGGCTATGCCCCTATACACTTTCCGCCACAGTAGCACAATTGGCAGTGCGGCTGCATTGTAAGCAGCGGGTTGTCGGTTCAATTCCGACCTGTGGCTCCATTTACGGCTCCCGCCTCTGGGAAACTACGCGGGGGTCATTCTTTCGGGGCGTTGGCTCAACGGTACAGCACTCGGTTTGCATCCGAGAAATAGGAGTTCGATTCTCCTACGCTCCAATTTAAGAGGGGTGGCAGAGTGGTCTATTGCGGCGGTCTTGAAAACCGCTTGGGCTTTTGGCTCACAGGGGTTCGAATCCCCTCCCCTCTACCATTTTAGTGATGATAAGCAAAAGGTGACGCTAAGCATTATAGCGTTATCTCCGCACCTGGTTCCAGGAAAACAATTTCACCCGCCGTCAAAATCGAGCCAAATGTCAGGCCGCATTAAAAATCCAAAAGACCTAAAACCAGCAGAACATCCAAAAAGACCAAAACAGCCAAAACGCTCAAATCACATGATAACAGCAAAACTTCGTATAATTCAAAAATACCCCAAAATGGCAATATAAGATATAATACATATAATACATATAATACATATAATACGGAAAAACCAGAAAACTAAAGAAACATTGCCGTAACACAACCGTAACACAATCGTAACCCAATCGACATCAAACCGTAACAATTGCCTGGTATAATAGGAGATGGTCAAAATAGGGTAAAAGTAGGATTTACCAAAAAACCCGAAAAACCCGAAAAAACCATAAAACCCAAAACCCAAAAACCAACAAAATGGCCAAAATGATCAAAATCAACAATATCCAGGATTTCTCGGAATCCTGCCAAAACGAGTTTCACCATCTTTATGGTGAATACTTGAAATCCTGCGGAGTCAGGATTGAGGCAAACCCTGTAGACCCGAATATCTGCGATATCGTGTATACCGTGGTTTCCAGCAAGTTGCAGGAACTGGAATCGCCCGAATCCAAGCAAAGCGTCAATATCCCTGTTCCTGGGTATAACGCATTTGACACGATTTTCTCAATCGGTGAGAACTCAGCAAAGTCCTTTTCCGAGGATTTGAAGCGTTTGGACTATCTGGAGGAATCCAGCAAAGTCGTTATCTCCGAAATCCACCAAGCCAATGTTTTGGGCATTATCGGCGCTTTCGTCCGTATGCTGGAAACCAAGGGAATCTACATTGTCGGCAAAAGCATTGAAGTCGACAATCTGCACGAAGTCGCAGATGCCCTGGAAACCGAGAAAGAGCATTCCAACGATAACCCCATTCCCGAGATTTTCGAAATCCTTGAATCGGACGATTCCGATTCCGAGGAAAACGGCAATCTCAACTAATTTGGGCATTCCGCCCAAAACCCAAACCCAACAAAACAAAAAAAAACCAAAATGTGCAAGTTACTTGCATCCTCGAAACTGCTTGTTCGCAAGCAAAGCCAGATAGTCGAATTAACTCGACTTTCGGCTGAATGGCTAGGAACCACGCAAAGGGACGGATTCGGATTCGCCCTTTCTCACGAAAACGGGATATATGGCGAAAAGTATCTTCGCCCCGAATCCTGCAAAGGCATGGGAATCGTTTCCCGTGATTTGCAGGTTCTCCCGAAAGGCCTGAAAGTCACGGTTGCCCGTAACAGGGACTTCCTGACTTTCGGCAAGTTCCCCGCCTATGACCGAATCAAGGGTTCCTACATTTCCCACGGTAGGACCGCAACCTGTGGAAGGGAGATTACCAATACTCACCCTTTCCACGGGATTGACTCGAACAATGGTTCCTGGACTATTGCCCATAACGGGGTTGTCGACCATATCGGCGAAAAGCACGAAATGGCCACAACTTGTGATTCTGAGCATATCCTGCATTGCTTCACAAAGGGCAAAGGGGTTCATTCCCTAAAAACCCAGATTTCGGGTTATGCGGCAGTCGTTGGAATCAACCCTAACGGCGAATTGTTCGCTTTCCGTGATAATGTGGCTCCCCTGTATTGCTCGTATATCGAGGATTTGGGTGTTTGCACGCTTTCCACGGACCCTGTGCATTGCGTGGATTACAACAAAACGGTTTGTAAGCATAACAAGGCAAAGCAGACTTCCATCACTTCTGCCTATATGATTGAACCCTATGTTCTCCATGTTTTCTCGAAAGACGGAATGGTGGATACCACCGATTTCGAGGCATTCTCCCGATACACGAATTCCGCTTCTGCGGTTTCCCGTAGTTTGGGTAGTGCTGGGGTTACGAGTTATATCGGAAACAGGGACTATCGCCGATATGACGGGAAGTATCCCTATCAGGGAAGCACCACTTATCCTGGTTACTCCCATTCCAACTATTCCGACGATTACGAGGAACCCGATGAAATCGGCAATCTCGTTCAACAGGAAATGTCTGGAATCAAGGATACCGAGGAATTCCTGGATGACCCCGCTTTGAGGGAAGCCGTCAAAAACGGTGAACTCAGGGTTAGGGACATTGCCGACATTGCGGGTGAAACCCCGAATGACGACCAAATCCGATACCTGGAAAAGCAAATTGAGATGGAAAAGCAGAATGAAAGGAAGTCCAAGTAAGGTCTAAAACCTGGCAACAGGTGGTTTCTGTGAATGAGCCTAACCGCATTTCCGACCAAAACGGATAGTTCGCAGAAACCTTAAATTTCCCTTTCCGCAGTAAAATGCGGGATACCCAAAACCAAACCAAACCCAAAACCCAACATGCCCCAAAAGCAACAAAACATGCTGTCCCTGTTAAACAGCAATAACCTCGAAATCCTGGACTTTGACAAAGCCCTGGAATTCGCCAATGCCAGAAAGGAGGTCTTCAACAAGTTCGCCACTTTCGTGGATACCCACGATTGCGTCCGAATCATGGATTACCAAAATCCGCTTAACAACCTTTCCAAGGAACAGATGGTTACCTTGAAAGCCCGTTTTGCGTCTTGGGCTGCAAACAGCGCAATCTGCGGTTCTATGATTAACGAGCGAACCATGCAAATGATGCCTTGGGCCTGTTTCTCGTTTACTGGAGAAGCCGAAAACCGCAATTTGAGCCATTTCCACAGAACCGTTTCTTACGGAAGGTTCTTTTCCACGCTTAACGCTGTTTCGGTTTTCGGCCAATTGCACCCGAAAATCAAGTCCTGGATTTGCAGGGATTACGCCCATAACAGGTTTATGCACTCTTCCAATGTTTTGCTCATTAACTTCATTCGTGAGTTTTACTTGGAATTGAAGGAAGCGGGGATCCCCCATCTTCCAGAAGTGCCCGAAACACTTGATAGGGAGCAAATCGCTAGTTTCATCAATCTTCCCAATACCAGGGAACTCAGGGAAGCCATTATTTCGGCTTTGCAGCAATACAACGAAAACACCAATTCCACCAATAATTCTTTCATCCGAATCAACGGAAAGAACGAATTCGTTGCTCCTACTGGATTGGCGTTTATCGGTGTTCTCTGCCTTAACTGGGTTGGGGACATTCACACGAAAATCCGAAATGTCAACAAAGCCAGAAAGAAGTTGAACCGCCGAATCGAGAATGTCGGAAATATGGTCAATAGGTACGAAAACACGCTTCGTGAACTTTCGGAGGTTGCCCCTAGATTCTGGGAATCCGATAGTTCCGTTTCCTCGTTTACCAAGTATTGGGCCAAAAAGAAGTATCCCACTGGTTCTATGGTTGGCATTGAAATCGAGTTCGTGGGAACCGCCGAAACCACGGAAGGCAGCAATTACATTGCTTGCGGGGATTGCGATATTTGCAATAACGAGGATTCCGATGAAGTCTGCGAAAACGGGCATTACGAAAACGACATAAAGTGGCCGAAGGCTCCTTTTGTCTGGTTTAAGCGAGATGGGTCAATCAATACTACCAAGGATAACGAGCGAATGCTCGAATTCCAGGAAGTCAACATTGTCTGCAATATCAACGATTCCAAGGATTCCAGCAGAATCGCTGATACGCTAAACTGGATGAATAGCCATTATATGAAAGTCAACAAAACCTGCGGTTTGCACGTTCATGTGGATTGCAGGGATTTCACGGCTAATATGTTTGGCAGGAAAGTCACCAAAATGGATACAGCGATGAAAAACTGGATTCAGTTTATGGTGCCTTTCAGCAGAGCCTCGAATTCCTATTGCCGTGTTTTCGGTGGTGATATGGATTCCAGGTATACCGCTGTTAACAGGCTTTCCTTCCAAGAGCACCAAACCCTCGAAATCAGGGTTGGCTCGGCTTCACTCAATCCTACGAAAGTCAAGAATTGGGCGAAACTGATGCATTACCTGGTTCATACGAGAGAGGATGTTTCCACTATTACGGAATTCCTTAAGTCCGACTGTTCCCCGAATCTCAAGGCTTTTGCGATTGCCAGAATCGTTAAGTTCTTCGATTCCCACAAGAATGGCCGAACCATGGGACACCCTAATTCCAATGCTTCGTGGGTTCCCTCAAATCCCAATCAACCCGTGGATCCCCATAATCCCCGAACTGTGATTCCCCCCGAAATCACGGAAATCCACAATTCCTACTATCACACGAATCGCTCCGAAGACACCGAATCCTGATTAACACCTAATCACCCATACACGGGGTTCCTGGGAAACTGGGAACCCCTTTTTGTACCTATTAGTCAATACCAAATAATCGTGGTTTATACCTTTCCCATATATACGAGTATCTCCCTGTTTCACTGACTATCTAATTTCCACCCCAAAAAGATGGTTTCTTGCTTCCAGGTGAAAAATGCAAAGGAAGGGAATGGGTGATACCAAGCAAAGGGGTTTCCACCTGTAGGGGGAATACTGGGAAAGAGTGTTACCAAGCATTAGACCTTTTCCAGAAGGGGGGAAAAGAGTGATACCAAGCAAAACGGGATTCCCACATGGGGG